AGCCGAGTATTGGGGAGTGAAGCCTGAAACAATTAGGAAGCGAATCAAGGAAATGGAAAAAATCAAAGACAGATACAGTCGTTCAGATATTACGAATGACGGTACAAAGTATTGGATATCAAGGTTGGCGTATCATGATTTCTTAACGCATCGAACAAGATTGCTTGAAAAAAATGCAAAAAAATATGTGCCTCCATTTAACCCAGCTGAGATTGCGACAAGCCTTGCGTTAGGGTCAAAAAAAAGCATGGACAGACAAGTAATCGAGGAAGTTGTTAAAAGGGAAGTAGCTGAGACATTACAAAAGATGTTTGCAACAGTAAGCGAGGGGGCAGCATGAAGCGAAAAAAGAAAGTGAAAAGAATAATCTATGGCTGTTACGCCTTAACATTAATAGCCTTTTACGGCCTCATATTGGTGCTAGATGGCTTTATTAATGGCGAAATGCACCTGATTGTTTTCCTGGTCCTTTGTGGGCTTATTCCTGGGGTTATGTGGCTACTGGCAAGCTATGCCGAATGGTTACGGTGGATGGTGTTTGGGAGGTGAAGAAAAAAGGAAGGAGGAACCATGAAACTAATACTATACGAAATAATATGCGGCGGTGGAACTACACGTCATGCCAGGTGCGTAAATGATTTGGTTGACTGGGTACAGATATTAGGCAATCAAAGGATAAAGATTTTAGACATCAATGGTATCTGGGATGATGGCAAGGGGTTAATGTCGAAAAACATCTATAGAACCGCAGGTTTTGCCACGACAGACGAAATCATCAAGATTATTAGAGGAAGGGAGGAAAGCAAGTGACTAGAGTATACGACTTACTACCAGAAGGTAAAGAGAATGCTATTAGCACACAGGCTCTAATTGACTTACTAGGATGCGGTAATGCTAGAGAGCTGACAAAGTACGTGGCTCAAGAGCGCATGGAAGGCTACCCTATATGCTCTAGTACATCAGGTGGCTACTACAAGGCCTCAACCATTCTTGAGCTAAGAGAGTGCGAACGGTCTTTGCAAAGTCGTGCTATGGGCATCCTGGTAGCTCTAAAGCCTATAAGGCGAAAGCTCAAAGAAATGGAAGGACAACAGGAACTGGAAATAACAAAAGAACGCCCATAAAGGTCTGCAAACCAAAGGCGCTCAAGAAAATAAATCTAAGGCTATTATAAGCCATGCGGAGGATAAAAGCAATGCTAAATGTAACCTGGGACGAAAAGATGATGATTGATGCTCATATAACAAGAGAGCAAGAGTATAGCGATGAGATGCCAGTCAAATTTACATGCGATGAATGTGACAATGGTATTCACGAGGATGAGCATTACTACTTTGTGCACAGCGAATACTATTGCGAGGATTGCATGAGCAATATGAAAAAAATAGCATAAAGGAGGCAGGCATGGAAAGTAAATTTAGAAAACTTAGAGCCGATGAAATAGAGTGCAGAATTGCCACTGTGAAGAAAGATGGAAGCGGATTGTCATTGTTGCTGTATAGCAATGCAACAGCGGTTCAGACGGTGCTTGATGAATCTGTAGGATGCATGAACTGGAAAAGAATCCACCCAAGTCAAAACCGAGAATTTTGCATAGTATCAATCTACGATGAGGAGAAGCAACAGTGGGTAGAGAAAGAAGATGTAGGAACTGAAAGTTTTGCCGAAAAAGAGAAAGGTCAAGCGTCTGATAGCTTCAAAAGAGCTTGTGCAAATTGGGGCATTGGCCGAGAACTGCGTTCGGCTCCTGCAATATGGGTTAAAAAACCCGATTGCAACACTTATCTCTCCAAAGACAAGTACACAAGCAATGACAAGTTTTATGTATCACATGTTGACTATGATAAAGATAAAATTACTAAGCTAGAGATAAAAAATGCCAAAACGCACAAGGTAGTATATCGGCTTGGTGACATAGAGCAAGAAGAACCTGTAAGTGCTGACGTTGTTATTCCTGGGGCTGACGATATGCCGATGAGTGAGCCAAAGAAAAAAGTTATACGTTCGCTGTGTAAGAAGCATGGCATACCAGTTGATGGATTATATAAGCAAAATGGATTGACAGAGGATACGGCAACAGAAAGAGATGCTGCGAAATTCCTTGCTACTTTTAAACACAGATATGGTGATGAGTGATGATACGTTTTGAAAATAAAGTTGAAATACCCTCATACATCCTAGATAGCATAAAAGCGCTTTTGAAGTCAGCAGTAAGTGTGGATCTGGAAGTTGTTATAAAGCCATTGACGAAAAAGAGGTCACTTGACAGCAACAAGTACTACTGGACATTGGTAGATAAATTGGCAAGGCTACTAGGAAATAGCAAGCCAAGACAGCACAATCTGTTACTACGCTCCTACGGTGCGTTAGAGTCGATTGAGGGCCAATTAGTGCTTACGCCTATACCTGATACGGATGAGGCCGAGGAAGCGATTATAGAGGCTGTTACGTACCATCTTAGACCTACTTCACAAGTCAAGGAAGGGACTGACGGAAGGGTGTACAGAACATACTCCATGCTAAAGGGTAGCAGTAGCTTCGACACCAAAGAAATGTCTGACTTGATTAAAGGCACTATAGAAGAATGTAGGCAAATCGGCATTCCAGAGTCAGAGATTATGACACCAAGAGAGAAAGAACAGCTAGATAAGATGTATGGACTGAGGTTTTAGGATGGCGAAAAGATTAAAAAGTGTTTTTACGGATGATATGGATACTTGCTATTTCACAGACGAAAGCCCAGCATCACGGCATCACATCTTTGGAGGGGCTAATCGCAAAAAATCGGAAAAGTACCACTACATCATGCCACTAGCACCAAAGCTACATCAATTTGAAAAGGGGAGCGTTCACGACTCTCCAGGAACAGGCCTTGATTTGCAGTTAAAGCAAATGGCACAAATACATTACGAAAAAAACCACGGCTCCAGGGAGGATTTCCTAGCAGAGTTTGGAAAATCGTGGCTTGAGTAACCAGTAAACCAAAGATTCAATGCTCAGTTTTTTTAGTAAATCAACGTAGCTTTACAACTTTTGCTTCAGGCGGTATGTCACGAATACTAGAGGCAAGGATTCAGCTCCCCTTACTCTGCAGGGGAGAGAAAGGGGTAAGAGTAGCCCCATTAAAATAATAACCCTCGAATAGAGGTTGAAATAATAGAGGTGGCGGATTGAAAACATTTAGCGACAATGAATACACAAAGCTTTTTCGGAAATTTGTGCACTGGGAATGGTATAAAGATTCACCTGCGAAAAGTGTTTTCCTGCATTGCTTTTTAACTGCAAATTTTTCTCCTGGCAATTGGAGAGGTATTGACTATGAGAGGGGTGAGCTAATAACTTCGTTGCCATCTTTAGCCGATGAAACAGGATTGTCAATCCAACAGGTTAGAACAGCATTAAAGAAGCTAAAGTTAACAGGAGAGCTAACAGAAAGACAACAGGGCAGAAGTCGCATAATTACAGTGGTTAACTACGATAAGTACCAAGGGAGCAACAGGATAAGCAACAGGATAGCAACAGCTTATCAACAGGATAGCAACAGCTTATCAACAGCAGATAAAGAAGATAAGAAGATAAGAAGTAAAGAAGTAAAGAATAAAGAATATATATATATGTCCGAAAATTTGGACGAGAAAGAAGCTGACCCCAAGACTATCCCAAGCGAAGAGAATTTTGAAATAATTTACAAGTCCTACCCGAAAAAAGTTGGAAAGGCGAAAGGGTATGCGCTTTACAAGGGCTGGCATAAAGGGCGAAGGGTTAATGACAAGACAATCAAGCTCACTAATGCCCAGATATACAAAGCTGTACAGAAATATGTGGAGACAAAAGAGAATCAATGTGAAGAGCTAAAGTATTATAAAAATTTTGACACCTTGATGGGTAACTCATTATTAGACTACGTGGAGGGATACAATGACGATTGCTGAAAGGGCTGTGATAGGGTCGCTGCTAGTTGATATTAAATGCATGGCTAAAATATACAACAGAGTTAGCCCCGAAATGTTTGCAGATCCAGTGCTTGGGAGCATCTACAGGGAGATTTTAAAAGCTTATGACGTAGGCGAAGATGCGAATATGATAACTTTAGCACAAAGGGTTGAGGGGGGTGCTCTAAGCAGAGAGAGCTTAGTCAACGAGTTGAGGGAATGTATGGATGCGACATATACCTCAGCGCATGTTGAAGGCTACGCAAAGACAATGATTAATGACTATAAAGCGAGAAAGCTCTTGAAGTTGATAAACAGCACCAAGCCATCATCAGCCCACATAGAGGCACAAATAGCAAGCCTAATCAGCGAGGCAGAAGCCCTAAGAGACAATAGGGAGGTCAGGGCAAAGAGCATGGGTAGCATTGTTTCAGAGTTTGGAGGTTTGTACTTCAGGGAGTCGGATTGCGAAAAGCTGTATACAGGATTTCAAAGACTTGACGGGTATCTAGGAGGCTTAGAAGGGGGTGACATTATTGTCATAGGTGCAAGGCCAGCTGTAGGGAAGTCAGCTTTTGTATCACAGGTCATATTGCAAATGGCCCGACAGGGCAGAAGGATAGGCTTTTACAATCTCGAAATGACAGAAAAGCAGGTGTATGAGCGTTTGCTTAGCAATCAAAGTGGAATTGGGCTAAAAAGAATTAGGCATGCCAAAGAGTATCTTGGATCTGAGAGGTATAGAGTCGCAAAGGCAAATGAGGTTCTAGCAAAATATGACATAACCATCTCCAGTGGCTCAAAATCAGTGTCTGAGATTAGAAACGAGTGTAGGCATCAAGGTTATGACTGTATTGTGATTGACTACTTTCAGCTAGTCAGGGCTGATGTTAGATACAACAATAGAGCCAGCGAGGTTGGTGCAATTTCAAAAGCGCTCAAGGGGTTAGCGATGGAGCTTAAGACACCCATAATATTGCTTTCGCAGCTGAACCGCCTCAGCGAAACGAAGCAGGGCAAAGAGCCAACAATGGCAGAGTTAAGGGAGTCAGGAGACATTGAGCAGGATGCCAGTGTAATAGTGTTGATGTGGAATGTCTGCACAGAGACAAGCACCAAGGGGCTGAAGGTCGAAAAAAACAGACAAGGGGAGACAGGCAAAATAGCGTATATCTTTGATGGTGGGCAAATGAAGTTCAATGAGATGAGAAAAGAAGATGAGGGTTGGAAGTCCGCAAGGGAAAGCGCCACACCATTTGATGAATAGGAGGTTATATGGGCAAAGTTAAATTTAGCAAGGGAAGTGATGAGTTTATGATGTTCCGTGACTATTGGACGATGGTGCAGGAACACTGGATTGTGGAAGATTCAGAGGGGTATTGGGAGAAAGTAGTAAGTGACCTTGAGAAGTTTTATGAGAGACACACGACTCCTTTTGCTAAGGGCTTAGTCTTGGCTTATACAGATGAGTTGGAGAGAAAATATGGAGACACGTACAAGAAAAGGGCAATGTTAAAAGTCGAAAGGAAAGGTGAATAACATGGCAAAGGAAGTATTGAGAGAAGTTAACAAATCGGGGAGTCAAAAAGCAAACGCAATAGTCGAAATGTAGTTGGTAGCTTAATCCCAGAAAAGACAGTGCAGCATAGGTGTGTGGTTTTGGGAGTCGATGGAGTATGTAGCGCCCTTGAGGCTGTAGACTACAAAGGACCCAAGATGATACTAGAGGTAAAGCATGAGAATAAAGCAGATAGGCAACATAACGAAACCTCGGAAGAATTTTGACAATCCAAATGATGGTAGAGTTTATTGCCCAAGCGGTATCAGTCCATCAATAACTACTTGTGGGGGGGGGAATAGAGAGCCGATGATAGTTGACGAAAAAATAATAGTTTCCAGCCGAGGTAGGAACCCGGACAACCCCTCTGACCGAACCGCAGGAGCAAACATGGAACAGAGGCTAGAGCCAACAAAAGAGGGGCTATGTGGCACTATAACAAGTGTTCAGAAGGATAATATGGTGCTGGAGAGGATTGCAATAAAACAAGCAACAAAGGAAGGAACTATAGAAGTTGCTGCTGGCGGAGTTGCAGACCTTAGCTACCCTACATCCAAAACAAGAAGAGGAAGAGTGCAGGATGGTGGAAATGTATGCCCAACTATTATGGCTGAGAATCAAGAGCTGTGTCGTGTTGAATCGGTAATGCGAATCAGGAAGCTAACCCCAAGGGAGTGCTGGTTGCTCCAAGATTATTCCGAAGAAGATTTTGTGAAAGCCCAGTCAGTAAACTCAAACACCCAGCTATACAAACAGGCAGGGAATGGAATCACGAAGGCTGTACTAATGGCAATATTCACCAACCTAAACATTCACCCCACAGGAGAAGGAGAGAGATGAAAGACCTAGAATCAAAAGCAATCAAGAGAATCAAAGTTGCGTCTAAAATGTCACTCCACCATTACGGGCAACCTCTTGTGTGTTGTTATTCAGGTGGCAAGGATAGTGACGTGTTGCTAGAGATATTCAGACGGTCAGGAATCCCTTTTGAAGTCCACCACAGCCATACTACAGCAGACGCTCCAGAGACGGTGTATCACACCAGGAAAGTCTTCAGGGATTTAGAGCTACAGGGGATTAAATGCACTATTGAAATGCCGATGTTTAAGGGCAAGAGGGTATCCATGTGGAACTTGATACCACATAAGAAAATGCCACCTACAAGGATTGTGAGATATTGCTGCGAGGTATTAAAAGAAACGGGGTGTAAAAACAGGTTTATTGCTACAGGTGTTAGATGGAGTGAAAGTACTAAAAGAAAATCTAGATCCGAGTATGAGACCATTGAGAAGAACGTCAAGAAATCGGTAAGACTGTCCGATGAAGTGATGTTGATGAATGATAATGACAGGGTAAGGAAGCTGACCGAGCATTGTATGGCTAGGAAAAAAAGCTGTGTGAATCCTTTGATTGATTGGACTGATAGCGATATTTGGGGATATATCAACAGTGAAAAGATACCAATGAATCCTCTTTATAGCCGTGGATATTACAGGGTTGGCTGTATAGGCTGTCCAGCAGCAGGGAAGGGTAGGTATAAAGAATTTGCTGACTATCCGACCTTTGAAAGAGCATACATCAGAGCTTTTGAAAAGATGATAGAGGTCAGAAAAGGCAATGATATGAGTTGCCAGTGGCAAACAGGCGAAGAAGTCTTTCTTTGGTGGATGGAAGACAAGAACATTGAGGGTCAGATGAAACTAGATTTTAGCTAACCAGACATTTGATGGAGGAAGAGATGAAGAGAGAGATCAACACGAAATTTTATTTTGAAAAGCAAAACAATAGCAGGGGTTATTATATCCAAGACAACATGGTCGATGTTTATGTAATCGTCGAAGGGATAAACCGTTTAGATGCCAAAAATCGATTTGATGAAATCGTAGAAGGAAGATGTGAGTATTGCGAATGTTGCGGCCCACGTTGGCGGTGCGTAATGGAGGACGAGTATGAGGATGTGGAAACTTTGCTAAAAGAAAAAGGAATAGAAAGCAATTATATCATTCATTTTTTAGATGGCTCCACGACAAAGGTGAGAAGAAAACCAGATTAAATTGGATTTGATGGAGGGTTGAAGATGATTATAAAGCTACAAAGAGCATTGAATAATAACAATGTTCTTGTTTACAACAAAGACAGAAGTTTTATGGGAGAGCAACCTGCAACTGAAGCAATGCTAAAACTGTTCGGCAATAAGTTTAAGATTTACGCAAAAGGTGAATTATGTGGAGATGGATTGTTTGTAATTGACAGGGTTGTCAAGGATAGGGATTGGTAGGAGGAGAACCAAAATGGATAAGGAAAAAGTAAAGTTGGTTAAGAACTGTAGGACGTGTGAATACCTTGTGAGGGATGAAGCGTTAGGGTATGCCGTGTTAGTGTGTGGACATAATATAGAATTTAGCTTAGATGTTAGGGGCGAGAAGTGTTGTGAGTTTCACGGAATGCTAGACTTGGAGGTACATTTATTTGACTATACAAGAGTTTAGAAACAAGATAACCAAGCTGATTGATGAAGCAGAGTTAAAGACGGATAGTCACAAAGTTCATGTTGATGATGGGTTAGGAACTTATGAAATCAAGGGGATTAAACTAGACTGGTACAATAATTTGATAATCGAGATAGAGTAAAGGAGTAGATATGAATAAAAACAAATTGGAGAGAGCAAATCAGCTGAGAGAAGAAATCGTAAATATAAAAAATTGGTGGGATTGGTGTTCGGGTCTTTCAAAGTATGAAATAGGTAAATATCCTGCATCCTTAGTAGCAAAAAAGAAAAAAGTGCAGATAGGGATATTCGGAAAGCAAAGAGGCATAGGAACCATTACATCGAAAGAATATGAACTTTCTAATAAGTTGCAAAATAAAATTATGAGACTTATTGAAGAACATATAGAAGAGTTAGAAGCAGAATTTGAACAACTATAAGAGGTGGGTTATGAAAAAATTAAATTTTGAGAGGGTGTCAGATAATGGAGATGCTACATCAAATTACAAAGTGTCAATCAATGAAACAATGACACTAAGAGAATTAAAGGAAATGGTATTGAGCGACAAGAAAGAGTGGGGTTATATCCGCATTGGCAAAGACTGGCGTTCGCCAAATTACATTGAGTACAGGCGTGGGCGAGTAATAGAAGACAATAGAGGTGAATATAGTGGCAATGAAGTTATTACTTCCATGAAGGCTAGTGGTGGATGGAGCAGAATGGATTACTATGTGGAGGTTGAGCAATGAATCAACAAGACATTAAACAATCATTAAAACATGGCAAGCATATGTTGGAAAAATGGTATCCAGAAAGCTCGTACAAAGACAGTTCCGTGAGGCTATTTTATGTTATCGCCATTGCTTGCATGGAATTACAAATAGCCAAAAAACCAATAGAAGGTCTGACTATACCAGACGGTTACGGCACCAAATGGAAAATTACAGAATGTGAATGTGGTCTTAACTTGAATAATGATTCTATGGAAAAGTATTGTACAAGGTGTGGTCAGAGAATTTTATGGGAGGATTATGTTGATGAACCAGAAAGATGTTGAATGGGCGATGGAGGGATTGGAGCATATTTTAGATCACCTTCCATTGTATCATGAGGTGTTACAGTTTTTAGATATCGACTATGACAAACTACAAGGAATAAAAGAAACATCGCTTGCTTGCATGGAGTTGCAGGTAGTAGGGGAGTGTGAATGTCACGGATGCGAACATGGTTACGGCGTGAAGTATTGTTGTGATTGTGACAAACGAATATCTTTGGAGGTAGAAGATGGCGACAAAGACATATAAAGTTTGTGACAGATGCCTAGGTGAAGAGGCTGAAAGGTTTAAAGGTGCTCACAGTTTAGTAGTTTTGAAGGTATACAGTGAAATTTATACACACTCATCCCGAAAGTACGAACTTGAGCTGTGCCATATTTGCACAGAGCTTGTACAGGATTTTTTAAAAATGGAGTGAAGATGATGGCGAATAAAAATGTTGAGGCTATAGAGGTGATTGAAACATATAAAAGAGATTATAGCTATCCAGGGACGCACTGTGACCGTATGCTGAAGCTAGCTATTGAAGCCCTAGAATCAATGCAAGAACTAGAGGAGTTGAGGGAGAAGCAGAAGAAATGTGAATGCAAGGACTTAAGGGAAGCTCTAATCTACATGGTAGGTCAATTTGCCTACGGTGGAAAGAAAAAGTATGGACAAGATACGGTTTGCACTGGAGGGATGTCTGCTTTGGAGATTGCCTTTGATGTGCTGGGGATAAAAGAGAACACTACACACAAGAAGCTGTGGAGCTTGATGGAGGACGGAGAATGACGAAAAGAGAAGCACTAGACATAGTTAGGAGGGATTTGGAGTTGATATGCTTTGATCCACATACTGGCGAAGGGGTAGAGCCTAAAGGTCTCAAATTAGACTCTTACAATATGCTCAAAGTCGTAGAAGAATTATTGGAAAAACAAGAGCCTAAAAGCGTGTTATATCAGCGGGCTAGACTTGAGCCAGGAATCTGTCCAACTTGTAAGGATTTTGCAGTAGTCTGCTGTGATTGGCCGCTTGATATCTGCGGCTGTGGGCAAGTCCTAGAGTGGAGCAAGTAATGAGAGAAAAATGAAAGGAGGTGGAGAGGTGGGCATATACAAAAATCTTGAAGAGCTTCGGAGTGCACCTAAATATTTAGAGCTGAGGTTCGAAAAAGACCAATCATCCGATGCCTTCAAGTGGAAGATTAAGCCGGTTACTACTCTCTCGACAGCACCACGTTCAGGAAAGATGTTTAGGCTTCGCACATCAGAGGATTTCAAAGAGATAATAAAAGAGATTAGGAAGAAGATGGAGGCAAATATGGGAGAGAAGAAGTACAAAGTTGGAGATATCATAAAGATAGGCAGAGTTGGTGAGCCCATGAGAAAGGGAATCATTGTTGAGGAGTACCCAGACCCAGACAAGCAGTACAGGGTCTATATTCCCCTCCTGAACTCAACTGGAATTTGCAGGAACATAAATGCAGATGCAATTGTGAGTGACTCCCCAGAACATAAGCTATCAGGAGAGGAGTTAGAAGTTCTGTTTGGAGACTATTGCAAAAGCGAGTGGGATTATGACCACTCCGTGTGCTGGGAAGAATGTGAAATATACGCTTTAGGTGGAGGGTATTCTTGTGAGGGGAGTGCAAAGCAGTTACGGTTCCACGATGAGGTAATGAAAATCCTTGTCGCTCACAAAGCCCAGAAAGAGCAGGAGAAGGAAGAGAAGCCCCTTTGGAAATGTAGTAACCCTAACTGTAAAAACACCAAGTTGGGAGAAGATTTTTCCTATTGCCAGAAATGTGGGTATATTATCACGAAGCTGATTGTGGAAGGTGAATTTGAGAAAGATAAGAAGAATAAGCCCATCGAAACCGAGAGAGTATGGCTGGCCAGAATTATTAAAGGCGATCCAGGAGACGCTAAAAGCAAGAAGGAGGTAGTGGCGGAAAAGATATTGACAAGAATTATAGACTTTCACCACGACTGTTACTTTGTAAGGAATAGGCATGCATGCGAGGAATGCGCATATCGGTTATGGGGTGGAGGAGCCTTTGTCAAGCCAGAACAACCACATTATGCAATTGCAAAAGAAATCGATTGGGAGGAGCTGAAGAGGTGAAAATTAGCTTGTTTGGAATTAAATCCTCGTCTAAGGTGATGAAGAAGGAAGGGGAGAGGGCAGCGAAGATCATAATACATGGGATGGAAGTAACAGAGTACGTAATGGAAAGATGGCCGTGTATTGACCCCTTGAAACTAACGGAAGATGATATTGAGTATTTCGGGAAATCATCCGATTTTGCATACTGGAAATTTGAAAAGGCGAAAGCGGAACTTATGACAGCGATTATCGAATCGATTATCGAATTACCTTTGGTGAAAACATTATTACAGTTGTTGAGATAATAAAAACAGCCCACCCTGCCAGGTGGACCATCTTATAAATCGGTTCCATTAATCCAATTATAAGGGGAATGCTGAAATATGTCAAATATATGCACTGAGAAAAAGAAAGCGTTTTTACGAGGATACAGAGCAGCGCAGTACGAGCTTAAAGCTGCCGAAGAGGAGTTAGAAGAATACAACACGAGTATTCTCTATCCTTCGACCCTGTACGACAAGGCACCTACTAAAAAGGGGCATAAGGATGACCTCTCTAAATACATGGGTAAATTAGATGATTTGAAGAATGAGTGTATAAAAAAGCGAGATACGGCAATTATCAAAAAGCACGAAATAGAGCTGTGCATTGATAAGCTGGAGTGCGTAAACCAAAGGGAGGTTCTGAAGCTAAGGTACCTGAAGTGGATGGGATGGGAGCGAATAATCGAGGAGATGCCAGGATATAGCGATAGGCAAATATACAGATTGCATGGCAGAGCGCTGTACAATTTAGAAATTTGAAAAGATGTCAGTGAATGTCAGTAAACACCTGTGATATAGTATAAGCTGAGAAAGGTGGCGGACTTGATACATTACTTCTTCCTTAGAAAGTGATGAGCACTTGGGATAGCCCCAGGTGCTTTTTACATGCCCCTATATATGGGCCTACACATATTACATAAGGCCTTATATAAAATCAACCATTATATAGATAAAACCTCACCCTATACCAGGAGGCACCCTAATATGGCCAAGGACTATGCACAGAAATTCTATATGTCTAAAAGATGGAGAAAGTGTAGGGAAGCATACATGCAGTATATGCACTGGACCTGTGAGCGTTGTGGGGAGGTGGCTGAGATACTCCACCATAGAGAATACATATCGCCTCGTACTATAGAGGACGTGGAAGTGACCCTGGCATGGGATAACCTAGAAGCATTGTGCAGGTTGTGTCATGAGAAGGAGCATAAAGAGATTAGAGGTAAAGGAATTGATGAAGAAGTGATTGCGAAAGGAGTCGCATTTAATTCGAGCGGTGAACCGATTCAGCAAGCGAGGCGAACAGTGGACGATATATTGGGTGAGCTGACTGGGGTGTGATTGTGAGGCAGGGCACGACATGGCGCACGCATGCACCCCAAGCGGCAGACGCCCCCCTGTCGGCACACGGTGGGGCAAATCCGCAAAACCACCAGCCCGCCCTACGCGCAAAACACAGGAAGTTTTCCATAGTAGGGGGGTCTATTTGTAAGGCAAGAAAGAAGCGCACAAGTTGTGCGAGGTTGATAGAAAGAGAGGAAAGTGGCAAATGTCAAAAGCACGTGACCAGAAGATATCAGAGAATGTGGTCAAGGAAAAGAAGAAAAGGATAACTGCAGAAAAGCGTAAGCTGGACGCATTCTTGAAAGAATCTGATTCGGAGAGGAAAAAACTGGCAATACCGGTGGTAGACAACCTGGCTTTTCAAATTGTTGAGCTCCAGGACCTGCAAGAGAAGATAGTGACAGAAGGGACGCAACAATGGTGGTCGAATGGCGGGAATCAAGGCGGGTACCGAGAAGCAACACACGTCAAGACGTACAATGTGACAGTGAAGAACTTCCAGTCACTCATGAAAGTGTTTATGGACATGCTCCCTGAAGAGGAGAGAGCGGATGACAAGGATGATTTTATGGAGTTTGTGCATAACAAGCCAGGTAGCTAGTCATGGGAAAGGAATTACCAGCAAATGTACTTGACTACAATCCGATAATCGACTATCACAACCAGATTGAGTCTGGAATGGAGGTTGTAGGGCGAAAGGTGCGGCAAGCATACAAAAAAATAGTCCGAGATATCTTTGATGAGAGCAGTGAATGGGAATACTCTCCAGGACACGCTAATCATGTGATTGACTTTATCGAAAGATACTGCAGACACAGCAAAGGTAGGTGGGCTGGTCAGCCGATAAGGTTAGAGCTGTGGCAAAAAGCGTTTATAAGCGCAGGTTATGGATTTGTACACAAAATATCAGGGGAAAGAAAGTATCAAGAATTAGGCTTGTTTGTTGGCAGGAAGAATGGGAAGTCAACAATTTCATCTGGGCTCTCATTGTATCACCTGGTAGCAGATGGAGAGGGAGGGCCTGAAGTATACTGTGTATCAACCAAGCGGGATGCAGCTAAGATTGTATGGAACGAATCTAAACGGATGGTTAAAAAGTCTCCATCTCTAAGCAAGAGGATTAAGAGCCGTGTGAATTATTTGGCAAGTGATTTCAACGATGGAGTATATTTGGCTTTATCATCTGACTCACATTCCTTAGACGGGCTTAATTCTAGCATGGTATCAGCCGATGAGTTGCACGCATGGAAAGATTCCAATCTGTATGATGTAATGAGAGATAGTATGTCTGCAAGAGAGAATCCGATGTTCTTGATTATATCAACTATGGGCACTGTAAGGGCAGGGATATTTGACATATTGTATGACCTTTACAGTGACATTATAGATGGCTGGGAGAATCCAGATGGCTATAAGAATGAAAGAGTGTTGCCGATTATTTATGAGCTAGACAAGCCGAAGGATATACACAAGGAAAAAAACTGGAAGATGGCAAACCCAGCCCTTGGAACTATTAAATCAGTAGACCAGTTAAGAGACAAGTACGGCAAAGCAATGAAGAATCCTATGCTATTACCTAATCTTCTTTGTAAGGATTTCAATGTAAGATCATCATCCCAAATGGGCTGGCTACAATATGACCAGTATAACAACAAAGCCACCTTTGATATGAAGGCGTTAAGACCACGTTATGGCATAGCAGGGGCGGACTTTTCGAAAGGTGGGCACGACCTGACAGCAGTAAGCGTGCTCTTTATGCTACCAGATGAACCGACAATATACGTTACGACAATGTACTGGATTCCTAGAGGAAAGCTAGAACAGTCAGAACAGCAAGATAGAGTGCCATACCAGAGATGGTACGAGCTAGGATTGTTGCGTGTATGCGAAGGACAAACTGTAGACCAGTCAGACATAGTGGCCTGGCTAATGGAAGTGCAAGATGAAACAGGAATCATGCTATGGAATTGTGGCTATGACTCTTGGAGTGCATCAGCCTTTGTGCAACAGATGGAAGCCATATTCGGCAAAAGCGCTATAACCCCTGTCATTCAAGGCAAGAAAACGCTATCAGCACCCATGTATTCGTTGGAATCAAAGTTCAAAATGAATTGGATTAACTATAATGATAACCCGATTACAAAGTGGTGCATAGGTAACACAGAAGTGGAGATGGACAAAAACGGTAACATTCAGCCAGTAAAGATGGATGGTAGTAGGCTAAAGCGTATTGATGGATTGGCGAGTATGCTTAATGCTTATGTGGTGCTCCAGGACAGGTGGGAAGAGTACCAAACACTCATATAAGGAGGAATCATGGCAAATTTTTTTGAAAGATTATTCCGAAGAAACCGAGGTAAGCATTCGGTAGTGGAGCGGTTAGCGTTGATTAATTCACAAGCTAACGGCTTCTTTTCTTTTGGGAGCAATGTTTATCAATCAGATTTAGTGCGGTCAGCAACAAGGCCTTTCGTTAAAGCTTGTGGAAAGTTAAGCGTTAGACACGTGCTGGAAACAGAGGAGGATTTTCGGGCATCACCCACTCCTGCAATACGCATACTGCTAGAAGACCCAAACGCTTTCATGGGCATGCAGAAGATGGTTGAAAAGGTAGCCTGGCATGTAAAGCTTAATGGGAATGCCTTTATCTATATCAAACGAAATAAGGAGAGCGACCCTGCGGAATTACAAGTGCTTGAGGCAGGGCATGTAGAGTTGTTAGAGGCAACAGGAGACGGTGAAACCTTCTTAAGGTTTCGCTTTGGTAACGGCAAGGAGCAGGTTGTTCCGTATAGCGATATTATCCATTTACGAGGAGAGTTTAACGATAACGATTTCTTCGGCGACTCACCGTCAAGGGTGTTGATACCGCTAATGGAGTGCGTCAATGCCCAGGACCAAGGAATTATTAATGCCATAAAAAATAGTAGCGTAATCAAGTGGCTGCTGAGATTTACGTCTTCACTACGCCCAGAGGATATTGAGAAGCAAACCAAGAGGTTTGCAAAGCAGTATCTATCACTTGATAGCGAATCAGGGGGAGTGGCAGGAGTTGACTCCAAAGCAGAAGCAACGCCAATAAAACAAGATGGGCAATTCGTTCCAGATAGCAAACAGAACAATTCGTTTATACAAAGAATTTTCTGGACGCTAGGAACAAATGAAAAGATAGTAAACGGCACCTACTCAGAGGATGAGTGGATAGCATGGTTTGAGTCTGAGGTGTCTCCATTTGCCATGCAGATAAGTGGTGAGTTCACAAGAAAATTCTTTAGCATAAGAGAGCGAGCGCATGGGAACAAGATAAGGTTCGAGAACAATTCCCTGGCTTTCGCTTCTCTTAAGAGTAAGTTAGAGCTTGTGCAATTATTCGACAGAAGCATCTTAAGCGGCAATGAGATTAGAAAGGTATTAGGCCATGAGCCGACTGAATATGGCAACACATACTTTATCCGTAGAGAGTATGGTGCAATAGATGAAGAAGGAAACATCAGACCAACAGAGGTATTGGAGGTGAGAGATGCGAAGGGAGGTGATGAAGGTGAAGAAGAATCTTAATAACTGCTTTCAGGTGAAGAATCTTACAGAAACAAGTGTAGACATATATTTCTATGGTGACATTGTTTCAAGTGAGTGGGGCGCCTGGGACGAAACGGACCAGTATCCCGACAATGTAAGGAAGCAACTCAATGAGTGTAAGGGAAAAGATTTGAACATCTACATTAATTCGGGTGGCGGCTCAGTGTTTGCGGGTATGGCGATATACTCGATGCTTAAAAGACACGATGGCTATAAACGGATTTATGTAGACGGACTAGCAGGTAGCATAGCAAGCGTGATAGCGTTGGCAGGAGATGAAGTATACATCCCAGCTAATGCTTTTTTTATGATTCACAAGCCCTGGGCATGTATCTGTGGTAATGCTAGTGACTTGCAAGAGTATATAGAGTTTCTCAACAGGATAGAAGAAGGAATAGTGAATGTATACGCTGAGAACCTGCAAGAAGGAGTGAGTGTTGAAACCATTAAGGAGTTGATGGAGCAAGAAACGTGGCTCACTGGTACACAAGCAGCCGAGTATTTTACGGTTAGAACATCTGACGCAATACAAGCAGTGGCTTGCGTGTCAGATGTTTTTGATAAATGCAAAAACACGCCTGACGAATTTAAGGCAGGAGAAGTCGAAGATGCTATAGAGGCAGAGGAGACTGTTGAACCAGAGAAACCATATTATTTGGACTTTTAGGAGGATAAGAGTTAATGAGCGAAGTATTAGGAAAGTTACAAAACGAAATTGATGCACTAGAGAAGGAAGGTGTAGAGCTTGTAGAGGCAAAGAATTTTGACAAGGCAGACGAGGTGAAAGCGAAACTGCAAGCCAAAAGAGCTGAAATGAAACAGGAAATATTATTCCTGGAAGACGAGAAAAAAAGAAGTGCTGAAGCAAAGGCAAAGGAACAAGAGGTGGCAAATAAGATTGAAAAAGGAGAGGTTAATCCAATGAAAGTAGAAGAGTACAACAAAGAAAACCATGAGGCAGAGAACGATGTGCAGTCTGAACAATATTTAGATGCATGGGCGAAGACGATGCAGAACCAAAAGTTAACAGCAGAGGAAGAAAAAGTTTTGAACTCTGTAAATGTAGCGCATAACTTTACCCATAATACAGACAACACAGCGTTATTGATTCCTAATACCGTTGCGGCTGGTATTTGGGCAAGGATTGATGAGCTGTTCCCGCTTTGGGCTGCAGTGCCAAAAACAAGGGTCAATGGAACATTGACCTATCAAAAGTATAAAGGGCATAAGGAGACAAAGGGATGGTATGACGATGACAAGTCGAGAGTTGAAGCGACCGAGTTCCAGTTCGGACAATTAACATTGGCAGGATGCGAGCTTTCGAAGGCCGTTGAGGTTTCTTTTAAAATGACAGCGATGTCAAGAGAAGAGTTTATTCCTTTCATCACCAACCGTTTGGCTCAAACTATGGGCTTTGCTTTGAGTCATGCTGTTTGGCAGGGAGCAGGAGTTGCGACAAACAGACCGCCTGAGCCAGTTGGAATTTTTACAGAGTTAAAGGCCAACGACAATGAGCAAATAAAGACTTACACAGAAGGCGCTTTGGCGTATACGGACCTTACAAATTTAATGAGTGGTATTCATTCACCGTATCTTGGAGGGGCGGATATCTATTGCTCTAGCAAGACTATCTGGAATGTACTAGCGAATGTGCGTGACGAAAACGGACGCCCAATCTTTGTTGCAAACCCGATTAGAGGTGGAGTAGGAACAATTTTCGGAACTGTTGTTAGAGCAGCTGCAGAGATTCCAGAGAACACTTTGCTTTTAGGGAACATGGAAGCGGGTTATCGTTGTAACATCAACCAGGACATTAGCGTGTATCCAGATGTAAAGGCAAGAGAGCGTTACATCGATTATACGACTTACTCGGTTGTTGATGGTGGTGTTATCGACACCAAGGCCTTTGTGGTTATGGAATGCGAAGCTAAAGCAGGAAAGAGAGCAGCAGCGAGCGGATAGGAGATTAGGGCATGGATGAGTTGGCAGTAGTAAAAAGTGCTTTACGAATAACGCATGATAAGTTTGATGAAGCAGAATTGAAGCCGCTCATCGAAGCGGCAAGGAAACAGTTGATTATTTCAGGTGTTAAAGAAAAAGTGGCGAACAGTCGCTTGAATCCGCTAACGAGTCGAGCGATTGTTTTCTATTGCCGAGCGAATTTCGGCATGGGGAACAACCTGGGTAGCCACCGAGAAGCTGAAAGGAACGAAAGAGCCTTCCAGTCTTTGGCAGAACACTTAGCATTGGCAGGTGATGACTTATTTACAAAGATGTAATTACTTTAATCAAAACAGATGTCGAGCGCTCCGAGATAGGAGAAGACAACCCTGTGATTAAATGCGAGCGAGAAGTGTTCGCAAACAAAAAAAGCGTGCAAATGGAAGAGCATTACACAGCTTACCAATATGGCCTGGACACGAGGGCCGTGTTTGAAATCAGGACAGAGGAGTATAACGAAGAGCGAGTCATTAAGCATGACGAAAAATACTATACTGTTGTACGAGTAAGAGAGGGTGGCGATTTTGTAGACCTGACCTGCACGAAGAGGCATGGAGTCTTTGAGGAGGCAAGAGCGTGAGAGTTGACGTTGAGATTAAATGCATTAAAACAGTGTTGGCAAAGGCACGGAAGTATAATGAGCGCCTAAATGACGATGTTAAAAAGGCTACTGGAAACGCAGCAAGACGTGTGAGAGCAAAAGCGCAAGGCCGTGTAAGGGTAAGGAGTAGCAGAACAAGAGGATCTATCTCTGTAAAAGACACATCAGCCAGGCTGGGATTCGAGAAAGGCTTAGCAAAGACCGTGCACGCAAGAAACAAAAAGGGTGGCCAGCTTGGCCATTTAGTGGAGAGAGGTTCCGCAGGTCGTGTCCAGAGGTCAACTGGTAGATTTGTTGGCTCTATGCCAGCATCACCTTTCTTGGCTCCTGCTGCAGCAGCAGAAGAAGGAGCCTATAACGCTGAGTTAAGGAGGATAGCAGAACGTCATGAGGTTATATGATATCCAAAAAGCTGTAATTCAAAAACTTGAAGCAGCGAAAGATGTAATAGGGGCGCATATAAGTAGCAGGATTAGCGAAGAAGAGCCTTTGCCTCTTGTATACACAGGCGAGATTGAAACCAACCCTAGCAATACTAAAACAACAATAGGCAAGGAAGCTACTCAAACGGTGTATGTTTATACACACAGTAGGGAGCAGTGCTTTGACATTGCGACTAAGGTAGAGGAGCTATTATCTCTGCCCCTTGAAGTGGAGAATGCAAGGACAATCTTGAATGAAGTAACAAGGGTAAGGGTTGAGCAAGTTGAGAACGGCATGTTTAGAGGCGAGATTGATTTAAGAATGATATTAGGAAAATTAATAGGAGGAATATAGAATGGCAGAACACGGAGTGTTTATTGGATTAGAGTGTAAAGTTCGCATTAAGCAACTAGGCAACGATGGGAGCTGGGCAACCTTAGCAGGGCAAAGAGATGCCACGCTAAACATTAACATCAGCGAAATTGACGTAACCACAAAAGATTCCAGAGGTGGCTGGGAAGAAGTTATTGCTGGCCAGCGCTCTTGGAACATGTCCTGTGATGGCGCACAGGTAGAGGGTGACGAGTCTACTTTATTGATAGAAGACGCCATGATAAACCCTGTACATTCACAGCGTACAGGATTGTTAGAAGCAGAAATCGAAATGTTGCACGGAGGAAATTACAGGGGCAGGGTGTTGGTAACAGGATTCACTAAAAACTTGCCACAAAATGACCTGGTAACATATTCGCTTACTTTGAGGGGCACAGGACCATTAGAAAGAGCTGGGGGTGCACCTATAAGTGGACTAGCAGCAGCGGCAAAGGTGGTTAAGTAATGAAGATAATTAAGATTAATGGTGATGAATATCGCATGAAAATGGGAATTGCACCTCTGGCAGAGTTTGAGGAGTTGGCTGAAAAGCCTGTGTCAGCAATGGGTGAGAACCCTAGAATTAGAGACTTGATATATATGTTCCACTGTGCCTTGGTTGGCGGTGGAAGAAAAGACATGACCCTTGCGGAGTCAGAGGAGCTTGTAGAGGCCTATGCCGAAGAGGAGGGCATAGAAGCTTTGGCTACCGTTTTAGGGGAAGTGGTTTCTGCGGCAATGGGAAAGCAGAAGAAGGGGCAGAAGAAGGCTCCGAGAAGTTCGAACTAAGGCAGCTCATACCTTATGGAGTTATTAATTTTGGCATGACGGTTGAAGAGGTAGGAATCTTGACTTTGGCAGAATTTAGAGAGTATTTGAAGTTCTGCACAGACAAAAAGAAAGAGGATACCAATTTGATGCGTCATGCTGTTTTTAATGCAATAGCAAACGCATTTAAAGGGAGCGATAAGAAACCCATAGAACTTTTTGAAGAAGACAGGAAGGTTAAGACCCTGGAAGAACTAAAAGAAGAGCGAGAATGGATATTCGGAAAGGGGGAGGACAAATGAGTTTAGTTGTAAGGATTAACGGCGATACTACAGGCTTCAACAATGCCATGAAAGAAGTGAAGAGGGGCTTGAACAAGTCAGACTTAATGGCCGTTGGACAAGCTTTTGAAAGTATCGGACAAACTTTAACTAAGGCTGTGACACTCCCTCTTTTGGCTCTGGGAGCTGCAAGCGTGAAAGTGGGCATGGACTTCGAGAGCTCCATGAACACAATTGCAGCAAGAACTGGAATGGCAGAAGATTCGGTTGTCAAGTTAGGCGACTCATTTAGAGAGATGGCTTTGGCCTGTGACCTTAGCAGCTTTAGTGCCAGAGAAGTAGCCGATGCATTTGCAGGTGTAGCAATCAGAGGGCAGACAGCAGAGGATGCCACCAGTCTAATGAGTGCAAGCATGATACTTGCTACAGGTACAAGTAATGACCTAGCAAAGACGGCTTACTTCCTTGGTAATTATTTAGAAAAAGTAGGCAAAGATGCAAGCTATGCAGGGGATTATATTGATGTGTTCGCATTGATACTATCTTCTACAACAATTAGTCTTGCAGATTTGCAAAAATATATATTTAACATGACCCCTGCGTTTAATGCTTTTGGTACAAGCGTTGAAACGAACACAGGCCTAATCGAGGGCATGTATAGAGTGGGCGTTAGAGGGGCAACTTTATATTCTGGATTTGGAACAATTTTAAATGATTTTGGAATACAGGGCGACATGACAACAGGTATGTTAGAGCGCTTCAATGTGGCCATGTACGATGCTAACGGACAAGCCACCAGCAACAAAGACAGAATGTTTGACCTGGCAAAGGCAATGGCTGAATATGAAGACCAGACTTATGTGGCAGGGCTTATAACAGAAACATTTAACCAGCAACAAGCAATGGCATGGTCTGAATTTATGAGGAATGCGGATGCAATTAGGAACGATATTATCCCTGCTTATTATGCAGCAGGAGAAGCTTATCATGGGCTAGGCATTGCGGCAGGGATGGCAATGAAAGAGCAAGAAGGCTTGGCGGCTACAGGGCAAAGGCTAAGGGCTGTATTTGAAGAAATAAAGCTCACAATAGCTGAATACTTATTGCCAGTGGTGCTTAGAATAGCAGAAGCATTTAAAGAGTGGCTGAACAGATTTAATGAGCTATCACCAGAAACACAAGCATTGATAGTGAAAATAGGCTTGATTGCAGCAGCAGTAGGGCCTTTACTTATTATTATTGGAAAAGCCATAAAAGCATTTGCGACAATCAAAGCTGTATTAGGGAAATTTTCGATACTTAAAACAGTTGCGAAAATGTTCGTAGGGCTTGGGAAAGCAATCAAGTTACTATTGGCTCCAAAGGCTGCTGTTGTTATAGCAATTGGCTTCCTAGTTAAAGCCTTAATAGATGCATGGCGAAACTGCGAAGTGTTCAGAGAAAAAGTTACAAATGCCTTCAATAAGGTGAAGGAGGTTGCGCTCATTGTTTTCGAGGCAGTAGGAACATTTGTGAAAGGCATTATACAAGGAATCCGTGAGTTTTGGGATGAACATGGCGAAGCATTTATGGAAGCGGCCACAAATGCATTCAACATGATAAAGGAAATTGCCATAATAGCATTTGAGGCAATCAGAGACATTGTAGAGGCAGTGTGGCCAGTCATCCAAACAATCATAGAAAATGCCTGGGAAGCGATAAAAGCGGTTATAAGTGCTGGAGTTGAAATTATCAAAGGAATTATCCAAGTATTTATAGGGATATTTACTGCTGATTGGGAAATGTTTTGGAATGGCATAAAAAGGATTGGCACCGCTATTTGGAGTGCAATAACATCAATCTTTGAAGCAAAACAAAATATTATGAAGAGTGTTGCAACAGCAATTTGGAACGCCATCAAAGCGATGATAGAGGGGATTTGGAACGGCATCAAGAGCGCTGCTTCAGCCATTTGGAACGCAATACAATCTGCACTGTCAAGCCTGTGGAGTGGCATTAAGAACAAAGCAACCGAACGCTTCACAGCGATTATGAACTCTATTTCCAATGCATGGAGTAGCGTGCAAAGCATTACTAGCAATATATGGGGCAGCATATCAAGCTTCTTGTCTGGGTCAATGACAAGCATACAGACCGCCATTAGCAATGGACTAAATGCAATCAGGAATGGGTTCACAAATGTGTGGAACAGCATCTTAAGCTTCCTACGAGGGATTAGCCTGTTTGATATAGGACAGAACATTATACAAGGACTTGTAAATGGCTTATCAGCTATGGCTGGAAGAGTAAAGGACACGGTACGAAGCTTGGTTAACTTAATCCCTGAAGGGCTTAGAAACATGCTAGGAATCAACTCTCCTGCAACAGTTCTTATAGAGCTAGGGGAATTTACAGGACAGGGGTTTGTTGTGGGTCTCCAAAATTGTTTTGGCGCTCTGAGGAGAACAGTAGACGAAATGGCAAGAATGGCAATGCCAGAGGTGCCAAAACTCATTTCTCGACAGAGAGGAGGAGAACCAGGAGGGTCAAGCAATCCTGAGTTCACGCCGACAATAAACGTTACTGGGCACGAGAACATGGGGGTCTACTTGAATGGCAAACTAGTCGGAGGGCTTATTGCGAACGAGGTGCAAGCGGCTCAAAACAGGAATGGACACAGGGTATTAGTGGGGGTGCGTGCATGATTAAGTTTGATGGTATAGAAAAAGATTATATTAAAGTATTGCATACAGAATCAAGACCAGGAGCCCCGACAGTCAACAGGACAACTGTTGGTATTTCCAATCGGCATGGAGCTAGAGTTGGACGGTTGAACTATGACAAAAGAATACTGGCTGTGCCAGTGACCATAGAATTTGAAGGGCTACGAGATTTGCAAAGTAAAAAGGAAGAGACAGCAAGATGGCTCATACAAAAGGACGCTAAAGAGCTGGAGTTTGCAGATGAAGCAGGGACTATTTATTTTGCACATTATACAAGTGGGCTGGAGCAATTTGATGAAAGTCCATCAGCAGCAAAGGCAACAATAATTTTTACCTGCTACGACCCTTTCAAATACGGCAGAGAGATAGTCGCAGGGTTAAACTTCACAAACACAAGAGGGGGCGAAAGCTCCCCTTGTTTAGTTACGGTCAGATTTAGGGGCAATGCAGAGGGATACACAGTCAAGCACACCCAAGCTGATAAGGAAGCAAGGGTTGTGTGGGATTTTGTGAACGGTGATATTTTAGAGCTTGACATGAACCGCAGACGTGTAACAATTAACGGCCATGTCAGGATGACAGCTTTTGATTTCAGATCACAAATGTTCGAAGTTCTTCCCGGTCAAAACACCCTAGAAACCAATGTGAACAGTGCCTGGACAGAGATAACATACCGCCCTAGATGGCTATAGGAGGGCAGAATGAAAGACTTAATGGTATTTAACGAGTTTGATGAGCTGCTCTGTATAGCATCTAATCAGACAAAAGACTCTTTACATTATTGGGATGCAGACTTTGAGGAAAGCTTGAACCAAGTAAGCACCTTTGAATTTTGTTGTCTGCCAGACCATGAAAACAGCGTGCATATAGTAGCAAAGAATCAAGTCGCCTTTTTTGATAAGGACGGCTTTTTAAGATTGTTTAGCATAGAAGCGGTAGAGCAAGAGATAGATATGCAGGGAGAGCGCATCAGGGCAAGGTGTATAGACCCTGTAGTGGAGCTAAGCAAGAGTATACTACCAGATATCCGACCACAGAATGTAACCTTGAGATTCGCTCTTGAAAGAGCCCTGTCAAGGCAGTCAAGGTGGCAAGTGGGAGAGGTTGCTGATAGAGGGATTAAGTCAACGAACTTCTTTTATATCTCAGCCTTAGATGCCGTTGTAAAGTGTCTTAGGACATGGACTGCAGAGCTAAGGGCAAGAGTAGAAACAGACGGCCAGCGGATAACCGGCCGCTATATAGATGCCATCAGCCGTGGCAGGGACACAGGCTTACAAATGGAAGTAGGCCATAACGTTGACGGCCTTAACCTAACAATCGAAACAGGTCATATAAGGACGCTCTTTATAGGTCGTGGTGCAGGGATACCTTTGTATGACGATACAGGCACGGCCACAGGCGGGTTCTCAAGGCGTATTATGTTTGAGGAGCTAACGGCCACAGAGGCAAGCCACGGCTTTGTGAAACCAAGAGGGCAACCTTTTGTGACAGATGAAAGAGCAAGAGAAATATTCGGACTAGTGAATCCCCAAACAGGAGCAAGAGAGCATCTGGAGGGGGTTTTTGAAAGCCAGGACGAAAACCCGGACACTTTGATGCGAAGAACCTGGGAGCATTTACAGGAAAACAACCGGCCTTTTTATAACGCCAAGTGTGACCTAGTATTGCTTGCAGAGCTATTAGGAGAGGCCTTTGACCACGAACAATTGCGCATAGGTGATGTAGTAAGGCTAGTGGACCATGAAACCTTTAAAACGCCTATAGCGGTAAGCACAAGGGTTATTGCTTATAAGTATGATTTGACGTACCCAGAGAGTGCAACAGTAGAGTTGGGTGACTTTAGAAACCTTTACGCTGACAGGGAAAGATTAAGCAATATAGAGCACGGCCTTAACAATGGACAGTGGCAACGGCCATCTGTAGTAGGACCAGGAAACATTGCCAACGTAATCCCTGAACAGGTAACAGGCTTTGAGGCTTTCGGTGGCTTTAGCCAGATACACCTTTTTTGGAATCATCAAGGATTGCTTGTGAGAGACTTCGAGTTACATGGTAGCGAGGTTGAGGATTTTATCCCTGAGGATAGTAACTTGATTCACAGGGGGCCAGTATCAGCATACAGTCATCATGTAGAGCCTAATCGTAGATGGTATTACAGGTGTAGAGCGGTTAATTACCACAACATGCCTGGTGATTGGAGTATACAGGTGCATGCTCAAACAGCCAACACTTTTGGGCTGGACCAGCTAGAAGAAAAGCTGGAAGAGCTAAATGAAGTACAGATACCACATCTCAGAGGGCTAGTAGAAGAATGGCAGTACCTGGACACTGTAGAGATTGACGGAGCCACAATCCGTGCAAGGACGGTCCAGGCGCTCAGCATCGAAGCAGGAGGCATTACAGCCCTAGAGATTGCAGCCGATACCATAACGGCTAATAACCTTGCAATAAATACTATTACGGCTGACAGGATAGCAAGTAATGCGATTGTAGCAAGGCACATAATAGCAGGGGCGATTGTAGCCGACCATATAGCAGCAGGGGCCATCACATCAAACCATATCAATGTAGGCACTTTAAACGGTAATGTTATCCAGTCAAACAGTATACATGGTAATAGGATAACGGCTCACACAATTACTGCTGACCAGATAGCGGCAGGAACCATTACAGCTAATCTTATAAGAGCTAACACTATCACTGCTAACCAAATCGCAGCAAACACAATTACAGCCGGTCAGATTGCCGCTAACACTATAACAGCGACTCAAATAGCAGCCAACACGATTACTGCTACTCAAATTGCAGCAAATACCATCACGGGCAATAGGATAGCTGCTAATACCATTACTGCTAACCACTTAGTAGCTGATGCTATCCAAGTAGGATTTAACGCATTGGGCGACACTCTGCACTTAACACCAACAACATTATCCTTTTTTAATGGCGACATAGAAGCAGGGCGCCTCACTGCCAGAGGGATGGAGTTTTGGCATCATCAAAGAGGTCTGCTGGGTCAAGTGCCGCGAGAGCTAGGGCGGATGGGGCACCAGGCAATGGCCAACCACCCAGATGTAAGAGGGATTGCTATACGTACAGCATTTAGGGGAGACTTTATATCCTTTTCGTATCATGCGACCTCAACCGCATCTGCGTCAACAACCATGGCGTATTTTGACCCGCATGGTAGGCGTTCGGAGCTGGATGGAGCACGGAGGCCAGGGCTGCACATACCATCAGCAACCAGACTGTTTATAAGAAACTTTGGCACACGGCAAACAACTCGCTTGGATTACTCCATCTTTACAATGAGTGTTGGAGGCCAAAACCGTGTCTTCATTGGCACTGATGCTACAACGGCCACCCGAACAGGTATAGCTTTTGGGGCAGGGCAAGTATATGTAGTCAGAAACAACGTGGCAGCACGATTATAGGAGGCAAAATGGAAAGACAATTTGAAGAGGACTTTGCAGAGATAGAAAAGCTGGAGCCAGTGCAGGTGGTAGGCAAGGTTGAGGATTTTTGTTTATCGGAGCAAGTACAGGAGGTGCTGGCAGAGATGAAAGAAATAAAAAAAGAGCTTCAAGCGATAAAAGATGAAATGGAGGTGGTAGTCAGTGAAGTTGGTATTTCAGAATTACGAGCTAGTTCCCGCAATTAAATTTTTGGAGGGCATGGAGTTAAAGGCCTATCAAAGCAGACATAGGACAAAGCTTGTTAATCTACTAGAGACGGCAGCGCAGGGGCTAGCAGAATCAGAGTATGACCTGTTGAAGGAATGTGCAGAGCTTGATGATGCTGGAGAGCCTGTGATGTCAGATAGTGGGAGCTATAGGTTAAGAGAAGACAAGAAAACCGAGTTCCATAGGGAACGTGGAAAACTACTGAAAGAAGAAGTTGTTATAGAAGGTGGCATACACAAATTCAACATAGAGTGCATGCGCAAACTCTTGGAAGAGTATGAAGGGGTTATATCAGGAGAAGGCGCAAAGATTTATGACAGGCTTTTAGAAGAATATGAAAAAGGAGAACAAGATGCTGAAGATAACTAAATCAACAATAATGACAGGCAGGGTAATTATTGAGGGGCATGATGTGTTGTATCTAAACGCTACTATCACAGAAAATGGAGACTCTAATGTTAGCAGAACCATTAACAGGAAAGACCTCTACGATAAGCATCTCAAGGATTGCAAAAAAGATATTGAGTCATTTGAAAAAGAGGTTAAAGCACTAGAAGAATCAATCTCGACTGGATAAAGGGGGTAGGCTATGGACACTAACGAAGCAAAGCTACTTTTTAAATTTGATGAGATAGACATAGATGTGTCAGCGCATAGAGAGCCTAACCACCAAAGGAATACCACCTTTTTCTCTTTTGACCGGCGTACGGCTAAGAAGTTCATTAATTTCACGATTAACGGAGAGGTGCTTGACCTGACAGATGCAATGGTTATAATAGGCTTCCATTTTTTGCATGCGGATGCCAGGAAGATATACACATCAGAGGATGATTGTTTGAGCGTGAGCGAGCCTGGAGAAGGTAAGTGCTCAATTATCCTACCTAATGACCTGTACGAGTATAGCGGTGAGGTGCTTGTATATACCTTTATAGAGTTTCCAGATGGACGTTCGCATGATGCAGGGGTAATCGTTACTAGGTTCGAGGAGTCCTGGATTGATACTGACCTGGGAGAACTGCAACAATTTTATGTTAAACGGTTCGAGGATTTACGAGCGGATATCTTGGCAAGAGCTGAATTGCTGGATAGTGATGTAAGTGGATTACTAGAGGCAATGGAGACAATAGAGACTGATGTGGCGAATTTCAAGGACAATATCCAGGCAAGCGTCACGGAATTTAAGGACGGCCTGAAGGAAGGGCTTGATGATTTTAAAGCGAATGCAACCGCAGAGCTGGAAGAGCTGAAAAGTAATACAGCATCTGACTTGGCAGATATCAAGGCTACTACAAGCGCCGAGATGGACAGCCTGAAGAATAGTACAGCCTCTGACCTGGCAAGTTTAAAAGCCAGTACGGGCGCTGAAATTGATGAGCTAAGGACAAATACAGCCTCCGAGCTAGAAGAGCTTAAAGAGGCCACTGCTACAGCTATAGATGATGTTAAGGTAGAAACAAAGGGCAAGCTAGCAACTTTCCTGGAGGAGATGAAGGACAAGATAACAGGTGTGTATGACGACCTAAGCGCAAAGGCTGTTGATTTGGCTAATCGTATACAAGGCTTGAAAGATGATGCCGACTCTATCCAGGACATGATAGGTTCTGGTGGGCTTGTGACAAGGGATGTTTTAGAACTACACACGGAGGACTTAAACAATCCCCATGAAGTCACCATTGCCCAGATACCAGGACTACAAGAAGCGCTAGATGAAGTGCCAGACGATATAGAGCTATCGTGGGCAAATATTACTGGACGGCCAGACCTGTTCCCACCTGAACAGCATAGTCATGTAATTGATGCCATTGTAGGTCTGCGAACAGAGCTAGGCAATAAAGCATTGTTAAATCATGTGCATAGCTTTGGCAGCCTGTTGGATGTTCCATTGACATTCCCACCGTCTGAACACAGGCACGACTGGGAGGATTTAGACACTAGGCCAAACATACCCAACATTGCCCCTCTCATAGTAGATATTAACAGGCTAGACGGTGAGATGGCTTTAAGGGCAACCATACAATGGGTAAATGGTAGGCTTACGGAAATAGAGGAGAACCTTATGAATAATGATGAGCTAAAGGACTTGATGACAGAGCTTTTTGGGGCAACGAAAGATAAGATAGGAGAGATGGCAGACGGCATTAATACTGGACTTACCAATCTTCAAACTGCAATAGATAATCTTGGTGGCGGTGGGGACGGAGGAGTTCCCATCATTACGTGGCAAGACGCGTCGATGTTTGGGTTCACGACTACCGTTATGACTCAACATAATCTCGTGGTAATGGTAATCGAAGGCACGAGCACACAGATTATTCCGACAACGCCAGCGACTATAATTGCAGTGATTCCTCCTGAGTTTAGACCTACTGCAAATAATAACTTGGCAATAGGAGGTGGCACAATGCACACATCAGGAATGCCAGCAGAGAGAAGGATATCAAGGGAGGTGCGCACAAATGGTGAGGTAGTGCTCCATAGCCCTCAAGTGCGTACAGGTACTTCTCCAAACTTTACCTGGCCAGCTCAGAATCTGCCTGTAAACATCAATATTTTACATGTGTTTAGCTATGCAAGGTCATAGAAAAGCATAAAATTAGCAAATCAAGAAAACGAGGTGAAAAATGGTACAAGAAGTTCTTGAAGAAAAAGTAGAAAGACTTGAAATAAGAGCAAATGACCATGGCAAAAGAATTAAGATTCTTGAAAATAGAGATGCTGCTCAAGAGGTCAAAATAGAAAATCTATGCGATAAGCTCGAAAAGCAAACTGCGGCTATTTACTGGTTAGTAGGAACGATATTGATAGGGCTTGCAGGCTTTGCGATTTATGCCTTGCGAATAGCAGTCTTTTATACAGGAGGATAAGAATGAAAAAACTAAAAAGCAGAAAATTATGGATGACAATCGCAGGGCTAGCGTCTATGCTGATTGTTTTTTTTGGCGGTGATTATGAAGTAGCCACGCAGGTAAGCTCAATAATCGTGGCTGGTGGCTGTGTGATCGCCTATGTACTTGGT